ATGAGCGACAGACAACAATTCATTATAGATTGCACATCTCTTATTCCTGTTATAGGAACTTTGGTTTTAATAAAAATAGCTAACGAACAAATGGTTACCATGGTTGCTGCTTATGTACTTTGTGGCGAACTTTTGGGTGTGTTGATCAGTAGAATATTGAGGTTATATTATATTGATGTGGCTTTCGTCTGGTTGGGTGGAATTATGCTTTGGCTGTGGTATTGGTTCGGAGTACAGCCCAGCTATATGGGGTGATAGAGCATCAGCTGCAAGTGTGGATAGGACGTCTTGTAATTCAAGTTATCAAATGGACAGACGATTAATCAGAAGAGGTTGATACTCATAAAATTAGTATTTAATAGGTCTATAATAAAAGCACTTCCAACGTTCGCTTACGGAGGAAGTGCTTTACACAAAAACTAAACTAGACTTATAGTATTGAAAATGCAGTTGTAATCTGTGTATCATTCCTTTGCGAGTTGGCTGAAATAGATGTCCGACAATAAATGAGAAAAATCAGTTCATAGTTTGTAATGTTACGTTACTTTTATTTATATTTTCGAGCACTTCATCAATGAATAAAGAGCGGTAATGTGGGCATTCAAGAACGCCCTTACTTTTTGCTTCCCGGTACACTTTGGAGAAGAGTTTTGCTTTCTCCTTGTCGGTGATTGGTAGTTGCTCTATGGGAGTGGCGAGAAACCGGCACCCCCAGCCCTTACAGGTGGGAGTAAGGGAGCAGTGCCCGGTTCCAGTACAAGCGGATGCGCAAAGTTGTATTGCTGGTTTCATCTTGATAGTTTTTCTTTTAATAGCTGTTGACCATTTTTCAAATAGTTGATAATTTCTGGTAACGATGATATTTTTAAATATGAAGTAGACCTATTGGTATAACTCTTTGTTTGAATGGCAATTTGCCATTTTGTATTATCAGATGTGCTGAACACTGTGATTGAAACCCCATCACGAGACTTATATTCGCATTCGGTATAGGTGTTGGGGGTTTGGGTTATAATCGTTTCACTCATGTATTCTAATGATTTGATACAAGCGTCTAATTCATCAGAATCTAATGTTCCTATAAATGTCTCTGAGTTCTTTAAAGCAGATGAATAATAATAGGTCTTTATTCGTAATGCTCCTATTTTTTCAGCGGTAATTTCATCCGTAACTACTAATGCTTGAAAACCAACACCTACTTTTTTGCCTTCAACGTCATAAAATTCTCTTTTTAATAGAGAACCTTCTTTTTGTTGAAAGAGGATTGCTTTACTTTTGGAAGCAGGTTTTTCTTCCTGGGCGAATGTGTTTAATGAAAAAATAATGAGAGTTAATAATAATATTATCTGTTTCATAGTAATATTGATTTTGGGTTTATAATAATACATTCTTTCTAGTTAATTTACTATTTAATTTTTATGGTTGATTAGTTTTATTATCAGGATTATAATCGCTTGTTATTCTTATATGTTCCTGTGGAAAGGTTATATCTGTTTCTTCCACATTTTGCAAAATGAAAATTCCCAAAGCCCGAGTCTTTTCATTTTGAGGATTTATTTGGGATAATATATCATAATACCATTCTTTTTTATTTGGCAATAAAGGGCATTTTGTCTTTAAATAGTCCTGATAATCTATACGAATTTTAGATAATAGGTTGATAATAACTTCAATTCTGTCTTTGGTTAAATTATCTTTTACGGCTACAAGTAGTGCGTCCATATACCCATCTATGGCATATTGTATGAGATTCCCATCATGCATTTTTGTTGCATAGTTTAAAATGCGAGTAAAAGTAATATCAGATTTTAACCATTCCAGCTCTTTCTTTATTTCTTGAAATTGACTTCTTAGTTTTTCGTTTTCGTTTACTAATGTTTCTATTTGATGCTTATTCGTTGTTTCCATGTCTTTAAGCAACTTCTTGTTTTGTTCATCAATATCTTTCTTTAAATTGAAAGATTGATAAATCTGAACGGTAACAAATACAGTTACTGCCAATGAAATAATAGCTACCATCCCGCCAAGGTAATCTATCTCAAGGTCTGTTCTGTAATCATACCTAAATATTGTCACTAAAGATAGTATTATAGCTATTCCACTAGTTATTATAGTGAAATAAATATACGCATGAACATTATGCTTTTGTTCTTTAATCATCGTTCAAAAGGTGATTTCTTTTTTTAGAATGCCGTATTATAATCTCATGCTGCGTTCAACAACCTTAATCACATTGTATATCTCTACTACATCGTCAAGATTGACAGTGTAGTCGTTAAATAATTCGTTGAGTGAATGGCAAGTGATATTTCCGTAATCATCTTGCGCAGTGATTTGCTTAATGGATATTCCTTTTGTTCGATGTACAATGACGAAATACCAGTCGTTGATATGAAGTTTAGGGAGCCATAAATCACGTCTTACTTCCCTGCAAAGTAGCTTGTCCCCGTCGCAGATAGAATTACGGCTGCCATCATCCATACTGTCGCCTTCTGCCTCAAAAATGCGGTATTTTCCGTGATAGGTTTGGTCTACAATAACCGGCATTGTTGGCAGGGTATCTATGTATTCAGCATCTCCGTATCCGGCAAGATAACCGCATTGTGCTTTGATGTGTATAACAGGCACATTCATATAGTTTAGGTCATCTACTTGGCGGGCGTTGGAGTGGAATGTTTGGGATTGGGTATCGGTAAGCATATCCCCTTCGCCGGTTAGTAGCCATTCTAAATTATATATAGGAAATGCACTAACTATCTTTTCACATGTTGCACGTGAAGGTGTACGATGCTCATTAATAATGCGGGTGATGGTTACATTATTAGATATACCAATAGCTTTACTGAATGAATTCTTATTCAAGCCTTCTTTTTCAATAATTAATTCAACTCTTTCCCAAGCTTCCATATTTGAATATACTAACAGTTAGTTAAATGTTGTAAATAAACTAACTTTTAACTGGTGAAAGTTTGTATTTATACTAACTGTTAGTATCTTTGCAACATCGAACAACAAACAACGACAAAGATGCGAAGTTTGATTGAGATAACCAAAAAAACAACATACCTAAAAAGGAGTAGTTCTTTGATTTATTGACGTTGCAAAACATATAGTATTAACTTTAAAAACAGGAATAGATATGGATGAAGAACAGTATAAGTCTATACGCATAGCATTAACCATAATAATTGCGATGCTTGGTGCAATCATTGGGCACTTATTCAGCAAATAGGTGATTGGCCAGCGCACCCAATAGAGCGGAGACCAAGTAATAAATGACTTGCTTGACGGAAGTGAGGATATCCTTGTTGCGGTCTTTCCGCCTTTTGCAGGCATATCCGCCTTCTTTTTGAAATTCCATCCCTTTGGGTGTCATGTCAATAGTAAACCTGTATGGCAGATTCGTATGGGGTACAGCCTTGATATATCCTTCCTCTGCCAGTTTTAGGATAATCCGTTTCGTCCTGTCGGGGTTGTCCGTTATGTCAGCGAACACACGGTCTGAATAGTGCATGGTGTGGTTATATTCACAGAACATGCTTATGACAGTGAGGAAAAAGTCTAAATCATTATCGGTTATGACATCGTTTTGAGGCATAATCATCGCTTCGATAGGGTCTCGATGGTTTTTGAAAGGCTTTCAATAGTTCGTTGTTGAGATTCAATGATAGAAAGATATTGTTCCTCTTTAAAATTATTGACAGCTTCATTAAATGTTATTGGAGATTCATTTTTAGGGACTAATAACAAGAACTCAGTGAAGTCATCATTAGGATATGTAGCTTTTACCTTATTATATACATCTTTAGATACAGGTCTTTTACCTGATTCTATTTCGGATAGATATGGTTGGGCAATCCCAATTAGAGTGGCGAAATCTTTCTGCTTTAATCCTTTAGACTTACGAAACTCTGCTATATTAAATTCTTTCATATATAAAATATTGTTAATATAATAGATTTTATCTGCTATATATAGTGATAATATAGTGATATTGTATATATTTGCAACGTCGAACAACAAACAACGACAAAGTAACTAAAAAGTGTTGGTTTGAGCAAAAAATAGTAATACCTAAAAAGGAGTAAGACAATGAAAAAAAGAGATTATGAATTGGTAAAGAATGGCAAGTATAACAGAAGAGCAATCATGCAGAGAGCTTATGTATATGTGCGTAATTACAATTACTCTCTTTCAAGCGCCTTAAAAACGGCTTGGTGTGACGCTCATCTGAAAATGGATGAATATAAAGCACAGATTGCTCCTAAGTATCAAGATTACCCGAAGTCGGCTAATAATTTCAGACAGGCTATGATTGATTTGAATCCTACTCTAAGAAGCTACGATAGCTCTTGGAGATAATATAAACAAAGCTGCAGAAAAGGTCAGTGCTATATCGGTGATAAAAGCCGCGAGGGTTCGTAATGGCAAACGAACACTTTACCCTTCACCGGGCAGCTTTCCCCATTCGGTGATGCGTTACATCGAATTTCTCCGTCCGGTCTTTGAGCCTACCCTTTGATGGGAGACGGAGAACTGATATAAGCTCGACATTCGGGCAGGAGAGGCGATACTCCGCAACAACACACCCCGAAAGACTTGGAACTGGTGACAGCAGAAGTAGACTTGAGTAGGGTTACGGGTGCAGCCCCGGTGAAATCTGCCGCAGTTCGTACTGAGAAAGGTACAGGAACTCCGAAGCATACCCACGTAAACAGATAGTAGACTTGTCCTTGATTGTGGTGGGGTAAAATAAAGAAGCCGACATGCCCCGAACGGTTATGCAGTGAAGTACAGTAGCTGATAACTCCGTTGAGAAGAGCAGAGAGAGCTTATCGGGGCACGAATATTAATTAAAAAGAAATAGGAGGATATTAACGATGTCAATTACGAAAACTGAATTTACTATCGAAAAGGCAAAAAATGGGTTCATTTTAGATAATGAAAATACCGGTAAAAATGTATTTCTTGACAAAGAATCAATATCGGTTTTTGTTTCCAAAAGCCTGGTAAATTCTTTAAAATATAATGAAGATAAACTTTTCAAAATAAGAATGGAAATAGAAAATCCAATCTTAAAAAAAGATTAACCTATGAAAGCAATTATAGAAAAGCAAGTAAGCATACTTCCTGAGAATGGTAGATTTGTCAGTAAGAGCGATACCGGGAGAGAACCTTGTATAGTAATTATCAAACTGTTCTCAATCCCGATATACAGAAAAGAAGTAATTATTTCCAAATGAGTTTTAGTAACTCAGAATAGGGAAGTTTGGTTATAATACGCTTCAAATAACCTTCGAGGAAAGAAATTTCGCAACCACCTTCTTTTAAAGGATATACACTTTGAATAGCATCAAGATTAATGATACATTTTTCCTCGTTAACAGGGATTTCAATGAATTTACTCATACTTACTTAATTTTTAGATTTTGCACTCCAAAGTTAAGTAAATCTCCCGAATAAAGCGTGATGCTGCCAATCGAATTGGTTCGGGAGAACTCAAATATTAATCAACTAATTACATACAAAAAATGGTAAAGAGAATTACAGAAAATTGGACTGCGGCTTTGCTGAATATGGAAGTAGGTGAAGTTGTTGAATTCCCGCTTGAAAAGTCTGAATCTATTGTCGGAAGTATTATTCCACGTTTGCGAAAAAGAATGTGGAGAGAAAAGGCTAATTGGAGTAGAGACGGGGATTACGATACAGAGAACGGAATTTTCAGAGTTAAAAGGATAGCGTAATGGTTTCCCTTTCTCCAGCGGAAATGCTTGTTGCAAATGAGTATTGTAAGGGACTTGCTGACAAAGAAGTGGCCGATAATCTGAGTAAGTCTGTTTGGACTATCAAGACACAGAAACGGACTATCTATCGAAAATTAGGCATATCCAAAGATACTGAATTGCTTCTGTATATGATTTGTAACAAGATGAAACGCAATTTCGATTTGAATGAATTACGGAAGCATGGACTTGAACTTTTATTCTCCGTTCTTTTCGTTGTGATGCAGGTTACTTGCAATGATTTTGATTTGCGGAGAATGAAAACACCCTCACGGGTACGGACTGCAATGCGCTATATAAGAGTAGGGGGACGGAGTAATAATAATTTTAATTTTTTGGCAGCATGATATATGAGGTAAACGGTGATTTACGCAGTTCTATGTTGATTGATGGGACGGCGGAGGCAAGGTTGGCAGATATACTTACCATCATGGATAAGCGTACATTTCCTAAGAGGGAATCAGAAAGAATAGTAGGTGGACCCGGTAGATTGAAAACCTTGGTAAATTCTCGAAGAGTGAGAGTTGAATATAGACCTAATGGACGAAGTTATTATAATGCTTCGGATGTGTTGAGTTTTGCAAAAGTAAGAAAAGGAAGAAACCATGAAAAGAATAATTCTCAACGTGCTATTGCTTAATGTATTGGCTCTGCCTTGTTTGGCAATGTTCAACGGTGTTGATCCGATGACGGGAGAGTGGAACTATACTATTAACCTTTTTGGCATGGTATATTCTGTTTGGTTCTATTACAATGTATTGAAGAAGATAATAAAAATATGAACCTCAGCGGAGGAAGTGCATTACATAAAAACTTGTTTTGTTAGACTACTGCCGGCAGGGTCTGTGAAGATATAGCGGGCAGAAACGGGTAATTAGCTCAGTCAGGTAGAGCGGTACATGATTATTTAATGTTGGTAATTTGTCATGGTATTATTTAAAGGTTTCATTCATGTACAGGTCACGGCGTTCGAGTCCCGTATTACCCACACAGTTTTTTTTATGTTTAACCAGTAATGCCGACGAAAAGGACGTCGTAGGGAGAATGCCCCTATTTGAGTTTTATATTTCATCTATCTTGTTAACTACCCTTCCCGGTGTGGTTTGACCGCCTATCCGGGAGCAATGCCCAAGCGAGGGCAGATATAGTTTAGTATTTTATTTTGTGTTTGTGCTGGGTGTGCCGTCTGTGAAGATAGCGCACCTTTTTTATTCGGGAGTTCGGTGTAATGGCTAACACGCCTCATTCGAGGAGACTGGCGGTTCGAGTCCGTCAACTTCCACGACATTTTTTTATTAACCACATAAATTTTATCATTATGAGTTTGATTAAGAAACCTAACGAGCTGACCGTTAAGACTACCTTGTCAGCACTGATTTACGGGCAGCCGGGCATGGGTAAAACGACATTGGCATTATCTGCTCCCAACCCTGTACTATTCGATTATGACGGTGGTATTCACCGTGTCAATGCCGCCCACCGCGTACCCACTGTTCAGATTACAAGTTGGGACGAGACGAACCAGGTACTTGCTTCCGAAGAAATCAAGGAGTTCGACACAATTGTGATTGATACCGCCGGAAAGATGCTTTCTTTCATGGATAAGGCTATCATGGCAGCCAACCCGAAAATGAAGAAAGCTGACGGTACTCTTTCCCTGCAGGGATATGGGGTACGAAAGAATATGTTTATCAGCTTTGTAAATCAAGTTACCCTCATGGGTAAGTCGGTTATCTTCGTTGCTCACGAACGGGAAGAGAAAGTCGGTGATGAAAAACAGATACGTCCGGAGATTGGCGGTTCATCTGCCGGTGATTTGATTAAGGAACTGGATTTGGTTGGTTACATGGAAGCCATTGGCAAAGATAGAACAATCTCCTTTGACCCGTGTGAGAAGTTCTACGGTAAGAACACCTGCAATCTTCCCTCACGCATTAAGATTCCTGTCATTATTGACGCTTCCGATACCGTCACGGGAAAGAATGATTTTATGACAAACATCATCAATACTTATAAGGATTATCAGATGAAACAAACAGAGTTGTCCTCTGAATATGATAAGGTTCTTGAAGTTATCCGTGATACGGTGGAGCAGGTAACCGATATGCAGTCGGCTAATGAGGTACGGGAAGCGATTGTGAGTATGAACCATATCTTTGACAGCAAGGTAAGGGCTGGTATGATGCTCAATGAGAGATGTAAGCAACTCGGATTAAAGTTTAATAAACTCAACAATAAATATGAACCAGCCGCCTAAGTACAGATTTTACCCGTCGCTGCTCGATAAGTTCGAGCAGTATTTGCGGGCGGATGAACATGTTGAAAGCTTTTGGAATGTCGACAATGAAACGGGGGAATACAAGAAAAGCCCCGAAGAGATTGGAGCGGAGCTCAAGCAAACTTTGCTTGATGCGATAAACCGCGTTCCATTTGAGAGTGAAGCTGCTGATAGAGGAACGGCATTTAATGCTATCATAGATTGTTACATCCATAGGAAAAAACATATTCCAAATGAACGGGAACCATATACCATTATCGGTGATGAAGAAACCAATATTATACAAGTTGCTTTTCCGTCTACGGATATAGCGCCTGCCCGTCATTTTTTGTTTGACCGAGCATGGTGTATTGAACAGTCGAGGTATTTTGCTGGTGCATTGTCTCAAGTCTTTGTCTCTGCCACTATTTCCACCCGTTACGGTGATGTGGAGCTTTACGGGTTTATAGACGAACTTCTCCGAGATACGGTCTACGACATCAAGGCGACCTCAAAGTATGATTTCGGTAAATATGAACATGGTTGGCAGCGGCATGTATATCCTTACTGCTTGATTGCTTCTGGTCAAATGGGGAGTGTGAAAGCATTTGAGTACACTGCCTACCAGTTGAAAGGAGGTACGAGCCGTACTCCATTAATCAGCGGAACGCAGTATCCGGAGTATTACACTTATAACCATGAGCAGACGGTTAAACTGTTGACAACTCATTGTGAACATTTCATAGAATTTCTGGAAGCGAACCGAGAGCTTATAACCGATAAAAAGATATTTGGAGGAGAAAATTAATGGCAAACCAAATAACCGGACGGATAATCGAAATCGGACAAACTGTTCAAATACCATCCAAAAATGGTGGTTCCTCGTTTACAAAACGGGAGTTCATTTTAGATGCTACCACTTACGACCCTTATACGGGAGAGCGTAGCGAGTATGAGAATGTTATTCCCTTAGAGTTTTCAGGCGATAAGTGTGCAGAACTTGACCGCTTTAATCAGGGTGATGTTGTTACTGTATCATTTGTTTTACAAGGACGTTCTTGGACGAATCAAGACGGAGAACTCAAACGTATGGCATCTATTCGGTGCTACAAAATAGATGCGCGTGGTGGTGTATCGCAATCCCAACAAACAACATCGGTACAACAGCCAGCGCCACAGTCGACCTATCAGCAACAGCCGCAGAATTTCCCGCCTCCGGTTGATGCTAATGGCAATGTAAAGGACGATTTACCTTTTTAGCGTATGCTGTTCGACTTGAAGAATGAATATCAAATATCCAAGTTCAAGGAGTATGTAAACAAGCTGTTTAGTGAACGTGCGGTGGTGGAAGTGAAAAAGAAACTACCTAACCGCACGCTTGCCCAAAACAGCTACTTGCATCTTCTTTTAGGGTATTTCGGTAGTGAGTACGGTTGCAGTCTCGACGAAGCAAAAATTGATTTTTATAAGAGGACTTGCAACCGTGATTTGTTTGAGAGAAAGACGGTCAACAAGAAAGGTAAGGAAGTAACTTACTTAAGAAGTTCTGCCGAGCTGACAACAGGTGAAATGACTTTGAGTATTGACCGTTTTCGTAACTGGAGTGCATCAGTGGCAGGTATCTATCTGCCGGCTGCAAATGAACATCAAATGCTGATATACGCCCAGCAGGAAATACAAAGAAATCAAGAATTTATTTAGTTATGAAAGCATTATTTAAAATGGACTTCGATTGCGGAAGAATGGGCAATCTTGAAGGAGTATTTATTGCAGATACAGAAGATGTCGAATACTTAGTGAATAACAAAATCAGTGTTTACTTCGGTGAAGTACTTGGCAAACACTCTGAAATATCCGGGTGTGTGGCTGAAAGTGAAATCAAACAAATAACCACCGATGAAAATGTAATCAAGATAGTTGAAGAATATGGGCTCAACAGTGGGTATAATCCATTTGAATACACTCTTTGTACATCAGAAACGGAAGATGTACCCGACAACGGAGTTGACTGGGATGATTGTATGGTACAGGACTATATCGACTTTAAACGCAAAGGGATTATTCCTGGTTTCTATAAAGAAGAATATGAGGTATGGTTGAAGAATAATAACCAAAAGTAAAATATTTATGGACAAATTTTTAGGTCAAGAAATCCTTGAACAGGAACGTTGGCAGTTCCTTCAGGATAATGCCGATGCAGTAGAGAAAATCGGTTATACCCACCGATTCACACCCGAAGAATTGGCGCAAAAGAAAGAAACATTAGCCGAGGTATCAATCACCATCAATGATATTGAGATTGAAAAGAAAGAGGCTATGGAAGAGTTCAAAGAACGCCTGAAACCTTTGAATGAAGAAAAGCAGGAACTTCTGGACCACATCAAGAGAGGTTCTGAGTTTGTGGAAAATGAAGAATGTGCCAAAATCCTTTACCATGAGGAAAAGATGGCAGGATTCTATAACAAGTTGGGTGAACTGGTTTACAGCCGCCCGATTATGCCGCAAGAAATGCAGAAGACAGTATTCAGTATTAACCGTAAAACAGGAACAGAATCATGAGCGAAAACAAATTAAACGTGATTATACCGAAAGATTATAACGGTGCACCAATTGAAGTAGTATTGAGAGAGGGAGAAGCCCCCGTAGCACTCGACCCAAAAGAACCAGAAAGAGTAGTTATCAATGGAACGATAGATGCACCTCTCAGATGGTTGGAAAAACGTGTCGAACTGATTAATCAGAAATCGACCAATATCATTGTAAATCGTGATAAGATGGGGTTAGCATTAACTATTGATGAAACCAACTACTATCAGACTGAAATCAACGGTATTTTGCAGCCTTCAAAAGAAATGCAGGAGTTTGGTATCAACGTTGAAAAGAAATGGGAACCCATCAAGTTATCTAAGTTCATCAAAATGCACCGTGCTTTCTTTACTGACAAGTCACAGAATATGATGCTTGTATCTACTTTGAAGAATTTCAAAGCAAAGGTAAACCAAGACATTGAGCGCAGCAAGGAGGAAAACGGCAGCAAAGTTGACAACTACTCGCAGGTGGTTGATTCCAATTTGCCGAAATCATTCAAACTGAACATCCCTCTTTTCAAAGGCTTTGCCTGTGAAGAAATCGAAGTTGAGATTTACGCTGATGTAGACGGTAGAGATGTTTCACTTTCTTTGGTTTCTGCTGGTGCGAATGAAACCATTGAGGAATACAAAAACAAGGTGATTGACGAACAAATTGAAGCAATCAAAGGTGTTGCACCTGACATCGTAATCATCGAAGTATAATTGACAGCCCGGAAAGACGGGCATCTGGTATCGTGGCGGAATTGGTAGACGCACGACGAGTACTGGAGCTTTACCCAGCCGGAAGGGTTACTCAAAGCAGAAAGCTCATGCAGGTTCGAATCCTGCCGATACCACAAACTAAAACAATGAATTATGCCGTATTACATCAAGAAGCCTAAGAAGAAAAAAGAAAAGCCTTTACCTCTGTTTGATAAAGCAGGGATAGCAGTAAAGAAGAAGCCGGATTTGAAAGCTAAGCTCGACAAGGAGTTTTCCCTTTTTATCCGGCTTCGTGATGCAATGCCAAACGGGTATTTTAGATGTATCTCGTGCGGACAGATAAAGCCGTTTACACAAGCAGACTGCGGGCACTATTTCAGTCGTACACATTTGGCAACACGGTTTGATGAGAATAATTGCCATGCCGAATGCCGGCACTGCAACAGGTTCAAAGCCGACCATTTGGAAGGCTATCGGGTGAATCTAATTGCTAAAATCGGTCAACAGAAGTTTGATTTGCTGAAAGTCAAAGTTGCCAGCACTTCCAAAATGACTGATTTTGAGTACGAACAGCTAATCAAGTATTACAAAGCACTTAATAAGAAGTTACGAAAGGAGAAAGGGTTATGAATGATTTGGAAGCAGGAACATTTGTTATGATGGTCAAGAATGATGATGGTTCATTCTCTCCGGTTGGATTAAGTAAGGAACAGGCTTATATAATCCGGACATTTCTTTCCAAACTTAGTGAGGTTTCCCCTTTTATCATTAAATCAGAAGATAGATATGTACAAACTACGTGATTACCAACAGAAAGCCTCTGATGCTGCCGTTTCTTTCTTCAATAACAAGGCGAAGAAAACAAATGCCATTATGGTGTTACCTACGGGCAGCGGAAAGTCGCTTATCATAGCGGATATAGCCGCAAGGCTTAACGGTCATACCTTGGTGTTCCAGCCCTCGAAGGAAATACTCGAACAGAATTTCAAGAAACTCTGTTCATACGGTATTCTTGATTGCAGTATCTATTCAGCATCCTTTAACTCAAAGGAGATAAGCCGGATAACATTTGCCACCATCGGCAGTGTGAAGAATCATCCCGAACTGTTTACCCACTTCAAGAACATCATTGTGGATGAATGTCATCTTGTAAACCCCAAAGAGGGAATGTACAAGGATTTTTTTGATGCAGTGAAGTGTAAGGTTCTTGGACTGACAGCAACGCCATACCGTTTAAGCTCCAGTCGTGATTTCGGCTCCATGCTGAAATTTATCACTCGGACAAAACCTCATGTCTTTTCAGAGGTCATTTATCATGTACAGGTATCAACCCTATTAGATATGGGCTACTTGGCGAAGTTGGATTACTATTCAATGAATCCTTCAGGGTGGAATGAACTTAACTTGAAAGTAAATACTACTGGTGCCGACTATACGGATAGGTCAGTTCAAAAAGAATATGAACGGATAGACTTCTACGGTTATCTCGTTCATATCGTCCAAAGACTGATGAATCCCAAAGCCGGAGGAAAACGGAAAGGTATTTTAGTCTTTACCCGTTTTCTGAAAGAAGCGGAGCGGCTTACCTGGTCTATACCCGGAGCCGCAATCGTTTCGGGTGACACCCCAAAAGGTGAGCGCGAAAGGATACTTGAAGCATTCAAGGCTGGTGAAATTTCGGTAGTGGCGAATGTCGGGGTATTAACCACCGGCTTTGACTATCCGGAACTTGATACAGTCGTTATGGCACGTCCTACAATGTCGCTTGCTATGTGGTATCAGATAGTCGGTCGTGCCATCCGCCCGCATCCTTCCAAAGAATGTGGATGGATAGTTGACCTCTGTGGTAACATCAACCGCTTCGGTGAGGTAGCAAACCTGCGCTTACACGACAGTGGTAACGGTAAATGGGCGGTCTATTCTAATGGCAGACAATTAACCAACGTAAGATTTTAAATTATGGTAAAGAAAAATGAAAAGCAGGTAATCCGACCGGATACATGTGCAAAGTGTAAGAGAGGAAGATTCATTTCTGTCTCTAAGGATAATCCCAGAGTGGTTTATTGTAATCTTTTTAATAAACATTTTGTTGCGGATAGTAAAAGAAACTGTATTCATGCGTATTAATATCAAAACAATATGGCTGGTAGACCTACCAAACAAGGGATAGATTATTTCCCTATGGATGTCGGTTTCTTTTCAGATGTTAAGATAAGGAAGATTTCGAGAGCATGCGGTTCCCAGTCTGCTTCTATACTTATTTGCCTGCTGTGTAATATCTACAAAGATGAAGGGTATTACATTGTGTGGGATGAAGATTTGCCTTTTGTTATTGCTGACATAGTTGGGGTTTCCGAGGGCGCAGTAAAGGAAGTACTGATAAAAGCATTACAAGTCGGCTTTTTCGACAACACACTTTATGAGAAATATCATGTTCTAACCTCTTTTGGAATACAGAAACGATTTCTCCTTGCTACTTATAAACGAAAAGAAACAGAGCTAATTCCCGAATATATGATTAATGATGTCAATAATTCAATTAATGACGGAATTAATTCAATTAATGATGTCAATAATGAACAAAGTAAAGTAAAAGTAAAGAGAAAGAAAAGTATATCCCCCTCACCCCCTTTAAAAGGGGGAGGTAGGAAGAAAAGTGAACCTAAGGAAATTAATTCTAAAGCCCGCTTTCTTTTTGAGGAGTATTTCAGAAAGACTTTTTCTAATAGCTATTACTGGACTGCAAAAGATGCAGGTGCCATGTCTCAGTTATTGAATAAACTCAAATTTCAAAGGGAACAGAAACAGATGGATGTTTCGGATGATTCTTTGTTGTACGCCCTTCAGTATCTTCTTTCCTCAATTAAAGAGGGATGGATATTTGATAACTTCAGCGTAACTAATATCAATTCTAAGTTTAATGAAATTATATCTCAAGCGAGAAATGGAAGCAATCGGAAAACTGATACAGAACCGGACGAAAGCTCCGCCGGCATCCAATCAATCGTCTTCGGTAAATAAGGTTAATCAGAAGCAATGGAGTAGGGAACAGGCTGACATATATTGGCGTAATCAACTCGTTGCATCTATGAAAACAATCTCGCCAGTCTTTATGGTTGATGATAGTAATCGCCAATTATTGAAAGCCCTTTATCAATGGGTTTGGGGGATTCCCGGAGTATTGGATGTAAGCAAGGGATTATTATTACACGGCTCTATCGGAGTGGGCAAGTCCACTTTGCTGAAAGGGCTACAGAACTATGCGGCAAAAATTGCCCGTTATTGTATTGGCGGCGCGGATGCTGGATTGACCTTTCAGTTTACCAGTGCTGCCGAGATTGCCTTACAGTTTGCCGAGAAAGGTATTATCGGGTTGAACCTATACACAGATAGGTCATGTATGCACAATCTTGCCATTGACGAAGTAGGACGGGAGCCTATGGATGCCAAACACTTTGGTACGGGCATAAATGCCATTCAGACCGTTTTACAACTTCGTTATGAGCAGCGATATAATTTCTATACCCACATGACTACCAATCTTGACCCGGACAAGGAGTTCTCTCAACGGTATGGAGCCTATATAGCCGACCGGGTGAAAGAGATGTTTAATGTGATAAAAATCGAGGGGGAAAGCCGAAGATGAAAGATATAAAACTGATAGCGACTATTCTGTCAATCCTGACAGCGTATGCCGCTTTTTATTTTGTCTGCTATTGGATAGCGGACTATTGTTTAAGGACTTACTTGTAACTGATGAAAAAAGATACACGATTATGAAACCAAGAAAACAACTAATTGACGCCGCCGTAGCCAATGGTAGCATTGACAGAATGAACATGTTGCTATCCGCTGCACACCTGCTGAACTGTGAAGCCAACAGCTTGGTGGAAGAAGCAAGCGATTTAATGGCTGAAAACGGTCTTCTGCTTGGAGACTTGAAGAAAAGCTGCACAACAATTTCGTTAAAAGCGCAGATTTGTACTTTCTGGAATTCTCCTCACTCGTAGAGACAGAGAAATTGAAGATGGATATGTTCAGGGACATGGACGACTTCGACGCCAAGTTCCGCGAGTGGGCAAAATTACCGTCTGATTGGAAACCTAAAGAAGTGAAACAATGAAATTATTGAAAGAAATAGCATAATGAAAGAATATATAGAATTTCTGAAAGACAAGATGGCCATCAGTCATCAGACCGGGTTCGAGGTCAATCCGGATGAACTGACACCGTCGTTATATCCCCATGTGAAAGATACAGTCCGCTGGGCGGTGTCCGGCGGTTGCCGTGCGATATTCTCCAGTTTCGGTATGCAGAAAACCGTTACTCAGTTGGAGATACTTCGGGTAGTTCTGAAACACAAAGGTGGCAAAGGGCTGATAGTATGTCCCAAGCGTGTAGTAGTTGAGTTCCTTACACAAGCGGAACAACATCTGCACATGAAAGTGACCTATGTACGAACTATGGCTGATGTGATGATATGCCCGACTGACATTATGGTCACAAACTATGAACGTGTGCGTGACGGTGAAGACGGGGTAAGAATAGAACCTTCTTACTTCACCGTAACATCATTGGATGAAGCGAGTGTACTGCGTGGTTTTGGTACTAAGACCTATCAGGAGTTTCTTCCCTTGTTTGCAGAAGTACCGTACAGGTTTGTCGCTACTGCCACACCATCACCTAATAGATACAAGGAATTGATACATTATGCCGGTTATCTCGGTGTGATGGATACAGGGCAGGCGCTTACCCGTTTTTTTCAGCGTGACAGCACGAAGGCAAATAATCTTACTCTTTACCCGCATAAGGAAAAGGAGTTCTGGCTTTGGGTAAGTACATGGGCGTTGTTCCTCACTAAGCCGTCCGACCTCGGTTATCCCGATATAGGATATGAACTGCCTGAACTGCGTGTACATGAGGAAGTGGTTAGTGTGGATAACTCCACTGCCGGAGCCGACCGTGACGGACAAGTGAAGATGTTTCGTGAGGCTGCTCTCGGTCTTGCCGACGCAGCGAAAGAACGCCGGGACAACATGCAGGAAAAGATTGCCCGTGTGGTGGAAATCATTAACCGTCCTGAAAACAAGGACGACCATTTCCTTTTATGGCATGACTTGGAAAATGAACGGAAGGCATTATGTGACGCCATACCCGGATGTAAGGCTGTATATGGTTCACAGGATGATGATGAAGCGGACAAGGTGATAGCGGATTTCAAAGACGGCCGTCTGAAATATCTGGCCGCCAAACCTGAAATGCTTGGTGAGGGTTTGAACTTCCAGTACCACTGCCACAAGGCAATCATGTTCATCGACTACCGTTTCAATGACAAGTTCCAGGCAATAGCCCGTATCTACCGGTTTATGCAGCAGCATCCGGTTGACCTTTATCTGGTCTATGCGGAAAGCGAGGGAGAGATATACAAGAGCTTCATGCAGAAGTGGGCGCAACACCGCCAAATGGTAGCCAAGATGACCGATATAGTCCGCGAGAACGGTTTGTTCGGTTTGCAGGCAGAGGAAAAAATGATGCGGTGGATGTTCGCCAGTCGGGAAGAGAAATCCGGTAAACTTTGGAGGGCCATAAATAACGACAATGTTCTTGAATGTCAGAAAATGGAAAATAATTCAGTAGACCTGATTGTAACCAGCATCCCGTTCTCCAACCACTATGAGTACACTCCGACCTATAATGACTTCGGGCATAATGAGGACAATAGCAAGTTCTTTGAGCAGATGGATTACCTTACTCCTGAATTGATGCGTATATTGAAGCCTGGCCGGTTGGCTTGTATCCATGTGAAAGACCGCGTACTGTTTGGCAACGCCACAGGTGACGGTATGCCTACCATCGACCCGTTCAGTGAAATGACTGTATTCCACTACATGAAACACGGGTTCCGCTACATGGGGCGTATAACAGTGGATACGGATGTAGTAAGGGAGAATAACCAGACTTACCGACTTGGCTATACTGAAATGTGTAAGGACGGTTCAAAGATGGGTATCGGTTGCCCGGAATATGTTCTTCTTTTCCGCAAGCTGCCTTCTGATACCTCACGAGCCTATGCTGATTTGCCGGTGGTAAAAAACAAGAGTGAATACTCGCTTGCCCGTTGGCAGATAGATGCTCATGCAAGCTGGAAATCTTCTGGTAACTCTCTGTTGAGTTACGAGGATATGAAAGGTGCCGGTATTGATAAAATACGCCATTTGTTCAGGAATTATGAACGCGAGCATATATATAACTACGAGGAACATGTATCATTCGCTGAGGAATTGGAAGCCTACGGAAAGCTGCCTAAAACGTTCATGGCCGTTGACCCGGTAAGCAAGAAGCCCTGGATATGGGATGATGTAACCCGAATGCGCACACTCAATACGAGACAGTCGCAGAAGAAACGGCAGAACCACATCTGCCCACTTCAGCTGGATATTGTCGAAAGACTGATTGAACGGTATTCAAATAAGGGTGAACTGGTATTCGACCCGTTCGGTGGTATCGGAACCGTTCCTTATTGTGCTGTTAATTTAGGACGTAAAGGATTATCTACTGAACTGAATTACGATTACTGGAAAGACAGCCTTTCATACTTGTATGAAGCAGAAATGGAAGTGAGCGCGCCCACGTTGTTTGACTTATTGGAGGATGCAGTATGAATGTTCATCAGACAGTCCCCCGCTCCGATTGCACCTCTTTCGCGAAATGTGGCAAGCATTCCCTTGCTTATTGCCGGAAGTATGGTGCATCCGAATGCGGTCCGTGCGAGATAGTGAAGCGAAAACCGAGGAACCGGGTGATAGTGGACGGTGTAGAGCGCAAGGTGTGCAGCCGCTGCAAAAGACAGTTTCTACTATCCTGCTTCTATGACAGGACAATCTATCGCAACGGGAAAGCGTATCACATCAAGACATCATGGTGCAAAATGTGTGTTTCGGAAGACAATCGGGAACGGAATAAAAGGAAGAAATCGAATTAAAAATAATCTATATGATAATAGCATGGTTTTCTTGCGGTGTAACATCCGCAGTAGCTTGTAAGATAGCACTAAGTCTGTATGATAATGTGCAGATTTACTATATCGAAACAGGTTCCGGGCATCCTGATAACACCCGGTTCCTATCTGATTGTAGAAGATGGTATAATCGCCCGATACATACTATCAGAAGCGATAAGTATCTCAACGTAGAGGATGTGTTGGCTAAGAAAAGATTTATTAATGGTCCTACTGGCGCAGCTTGTACATTTGAACTAAAGAAACAAGTCCGTTACAAGCTGGAAAAAGAGTTGGGAAATTGGGACGGTCAAGTCTGGGGATTTGATTTTGACCCGAAAGAGATTAACCGTGCCATTCGCCTAAAGCAACAATATCCGGATACAAAGCCGTTATTCCCGCTTATTGAAAGACAGATAACCAAAAAGGATGCAATGGGTATGCTATGGAAAGCTGGCATTGAAATCCCTGCCATGTACAAGATGGGTTACAATAACAACAACTGTATCGGTTGTGTGAAAGGTGGTATGGGTTATTGGAATAAGATACGGAAAGACTTCCCGGAGGTATTCAACCGAATGGCAGTAATTGAACGAGAAGTGGGTGCAACGTGTCTGAAAGACAAATCGGGAAAAATATTTCTTGATGAGCTTTCTCCTAACCGTGGAGAAATACCAGAAGAAATCATGCCTGATTGTTCTCTTATTTGCCAAATAGAATTCCAAGGAATAATAGACAGGCAGGTAGAGCGAGTTTTGAAAGGAGAAATTCACATTAATGATGTAACATGAAGAAAAGAATAGAAAAAGAGATGCAGAAACACCCGTACAGATACAAATTGCATCAGTATTTGAAGTATGCCCGCCAATGGCGTTTCGCTCTGGCATATAAGGGTAAACTATACACGTTGTTAGACGATGGTAGAATTGTAAAGGAGAACAGTTGGTTATGAAGCATTTAATTGATGCCATTATAAAGAAATGGTTCTGTTGCCACGAGTGGGAATACTTATTTGAGAGGAGAGTTGAAGCTGTTGATGATTGGGGCGATAGCAGTTGGTACACCGTCCGTCACTATTTCTGCAAGAAGTGTGGTAAATATAAGAAAATTAAAAGTCATTGATTATGAAACAGACAGTAGAAGAAGCAGCTCGAATTGAACGTGAGAAAGTCATACTAGAACTTCACGATGCTTATAGGATTCATAAAGACCCTAAGCATTATGTAACATCTAATGTGTTAATTCAAAAATATGCCGTTCCTCTTTTTAAGGCTGGTGCAGAATGGCAGTTAAAGCAATCGCCTTGGATAAGCGTTGAGGAACGGTTGCCGGAAAAGAATACCGTGGTTCTGACAAGAGGGGCTTATGGCTTCCTTATTTGCCAGCTTTCATCTTTGGGTGAATGGGAAACTGGGGCAAATGTTAATAAAGAAAGATTAGGCATTACCCATTGGATGCCCATCCCCTCTTTCGATGAGATACTCGAAGCCAACAAGGATGTGCTGGAACGGATTAAGGAGAAAGGAGATTGAGATATGGGAAAATACAGAATATACAGATACGGACTTTTTGACCACATTTTTGACGTTCAAGTGAAAAAATGGTATGGCTGGGTACTTGTTAAGAGGTTTAAGGCAGATATAAGTTCTGATGACACAATGATAGATAATATTTACTATTGTGAAATGTTATCCAAGGAACTTTTGGAAAAATTGGAGGAGGAATTATGAAATCAAAACAAGTATTATCAGTCGAACAGATGAAACATTTGCAGGAGCTTGGGCTGGATACAAGCGATGGAAGCATGTGTTTTGAGTGGAATGAATCAGATTCAGACAACATGGTTGTAATCTCTCCGGATGCCGATACGAATTACGACTATTATCATGAAACTTACACTTTGCAGGACATTCTCGATAAGCTGCCGCCTGTCATAAAAAAATATTATTGGCTTGCAATCAGAGTTAGTGCACACAAGGGAATGTGGTATGTAGAATATAATGGAAGAGGGTGTACTTTATCTTATTTTTATTCAGAAAATCTCATTGACGCAGCCTACGGGATGCTGTGCTGGTGTATTGAAAAACAGATATATTAAAACTAAAGAATAGTTATGAAAGCAAGAATAAAAGCAACCGGAACGATTGTAGAGGTTGAAGGCTTATTCGACGTTGGGACTGCCTTAGTGAATGGTAGGTATTTCAAAGTGTCAGAACTCGACTTCTTTGATAATTTTGAAACTATTGATTGGGAGCAAAGGCGTTATGAATTGGCGAAGGCTGCAATGCAAGGATTCTGTAGCAATCCACATCAACAGATAATGGATGCTGACTCAAATATGGTGGCAGAATGGAGTATTGGTTTCGCTGATTCACTAATAAAGAAATTGAAAGGAAAATAACCATGGATATAGAAGAAGCAAAAAACAAGAAAGCGAAAGCCGAAATGGAGATAGCTCATATTCTGGAAAAACTTGAAACCGAAACGGGTTTAAAAGTCAGCAACATGTTTTATATATGCAGAGAAAAGGATAAATCTGCGTTAGCTGTTTCCCCCATAGAGCATATAAAAACCAATATAATCTTAACGTTGTAATCATGGAAATTTCCGATAGGTTATCAGTTGATATAAGCCTTAAAAAGAAGGAGGGATAAATATGCAGAATGAAATTTCGTGGAACGAAAATACTTATTATAAGATTTACAATCCATATAGTGATATTTCTCCTTTAGAACCGTGTGATGCACCCAAAATGAAAAAATATCGCCCAAAATATGATAGGTGTACAAATAAGCAGATTGCGAAACGCAGGAAGAAGAATAAAAACCGTAAAACGCATAGGAGAAAATAATCATGGAAATAAAGAACGGAATAATAATAGACGGAGTGCTGCATGAATTGAAAGAAACGAAACGTAATGATTGTTTAAAATGTTCGTTACGTGATTTATGTCAAAGTGAGTTCGGAAACGAGTGCCTATGTTGGATTGATTTAGCTTCGGAATCAGAGACAAGAAATAATGAATTTAAGTGTTGTGGCAAAGTAACAGATATTAAGATAGATAAGGAGGAGTGAACTATGACCGAAGAACTTGTGACATTAGAGACTGCGAAGCTGCTGAAAGAGAAAGGTTTCAATTGGAAGTGTGAACACATAATAGGCTGCAATAAGGTTATTACAAAATATGACCTTCCGCAAAGTATGTCGTGTTGTACGGAAATAGATGACGAACCTGTTGAATTTTTGTGTCCAGTATTGTATATCGCCCAAAAGTGGCTGCGTGAAATAAGAGGTGTGTATGTATATGTAGAACCTGTTATTGGGAAAAGATGGAAGCTTTCTTTTTGTGATTTCAATGTTCCAACAGAAGAAAGCGACTGGATGGAGAACGAAATAAACAAAGGGAATGGCTATAAAGTATATGGCACCTACGAGGAAGCACTGGAAGCCGGAATACAAGAAACTTTAAAACTTATATGATTATGAAAGCAAACCTAATATTTTTTCTTGCGATACTCATCATATCAGCATTATTCATCGGTCACTTCCGACTGACATTCTCACCGTTCAGTGTATCCTTTCTCTATTGGCATAGGACTGTAGGAGTTATTCTTATCGTTGTAGGATGCTTGGTTTACAACATAGGTGAGCATATATCAGGCTACAAGAAAGGATTGAATGAAGGCATGGAGATTGTTTTGAAAGAGTTAAAAAAAAAGATACAATGAAGAAGATAATGTTCAATGATAAATACAGTCTAACCCAGGCTGTATTGGATGGTCGGAAGACTATGACGAGAAGAATTTCAAAAGAACAAATACGCAATAGTGTATTTTGGAAGAGTGGTTATGAGAGTATTCATGGATATGAAATAAAGCCTATATACAAAATTAGCGAACTTGTCGCCATTGCGCAAAGCTATGAAAGTTTAGGGATGAATCCCGAAATTGCACTTAATGATAGGGACGGAATAGGATTTTATACTAAAACTAAATTCGCACCCGGTTGGAAAAATAAAATGTTTGTCCGCGCTGACCTCATGCCCCATCATATCCGCATTACCGACATCAAAATCGAAAGATTGCAAGACATCTCCGATAAAGATTGCTTGAAAGAAGGAATTTACAAAGGACAATGCGGAAGTGCAGATACACATTTTATGGATGCTTATTATTATAAAGGGGACATTCAACCTTATTGCACCCCTCGTGAAGCCTTTGCCGCCCTCATAGATAAAGTCTCCGGCAAAGGTACATGGGAATCCAATCCCTATGTATTCGTTTATGAATTTGAACTGATTGATTAAAAACGAGAAAAGATATTGATTATGAAACGTGAAATAAAATTCAGAGGAAAAAGCACTGATACGGGGAAATGGATATATGGATTTCTCTCTTTTTTCTATACTGCCGGAAGGGACGAAAACGGACTTATCCTCACAGGCAAGGCAAAGATATATTCTCCGGAAGACTGCCGGTGCGATGACGTATGGGCTGAAACTGTTGGTCAGTTCATGGGCTTGCGTGATAAGAACGGGAAAGAAATATACGAAGGTGACATACTTGTATGTGGTCAATGGATAGCTCTTGTATTGTGGAACAAAGAACTTGCTACATTCGCATTACAATTCGATTTTGAAAAAAAAAGTCGGTATGAGACCTTTAGGGGAATGGCATGCTATGACAGTCGTTAGTAATATTCACGATAACCCGAATTTGTTGAAAGAAAATAGCCATGAGTAAATTAGAGCACATCGCCACAATTGATTACTACTACTGGCGATTGGGAAAGTTGAATGAGGCTCTTTCCAAGCCTAAATCGACTATGGAGCGGTTGGTTGATAAAGCCTGCGGTTATAATGAAGTGGAAGAAGTGAAAAAAGAAGCTATAGCCCTTTTGGAAAGCATTATTGAAAGCAAAAAGGCTATCGGTGCGGATTATTCGGGTGATAGTGAGTTCCTTGATAAATTAAAGAACAAAGAAACGCATGAGTAAACTATACAAAGCAACCCTCTTCGGCAAATCATTCATTATAGGATGGTTCAGTTATGTAGATAAATGGTATCATAAATTTAGTATAATATATTGAACCAATGAGAAAAGCAGACTGGATAATCAGAAACAAGAATACCGCACAGCCAGACCTTCTGATGAAGAATCTGTTGTGCGGCAAATGTGTCAGACTGTTCTTTTTCTGAAAAGACACTGTCCATAAAATTGTGTCATCAGAATACATTTATCCTTTTACGTAAAAAGAGTGCTATATGTATTGAAAGCTTCTTTCAGTACTAATGATGGGTCAATGTCCGGTACTTCTCCTTTTGCAAAGTCTACTATTCCTATATTGATATTGATTATTGCTTTATATTCTTTATTGTAATAGGTGTACTCACCTTGTTCAAAATTGTGATAATCAGCTAATGCTATAAATATTTTCAAAATATACTCAGATTCTTCAATGCTGAAATTTGATTTATTAAGTTTATTTATAGCAGATTCCATATCCTTTATTGTGCTAAACATTGTCCGAATAAAATCGAAAACAACCAAATTCGGAAACATATATACTGGTGCTCTCCTTCGCCCTATATAAACCAATCGATCTCCTTTAAAATCTTTATTAATATATTTCAGTAATGTTCTTATATTAATTGACCCATTTTTGACAAATGTGGATAATATACTACAGCAAGTTATATGTGAATAATAGCTATTGTTATTTAGACCCACTTCTTTATCTGATTTGGTTGTTGCAAGAATATGTGCTATGGCTTTTATAATTTCATTTGTATTATTAAAATGGTATATTTCTTTACTATAGAATTTATCAATGTATCCATTGAAATCTACATTTATTCCATATTTGGCACTATAAATGTTTCTTATATTATCAATATCACATACTAAAATTATTTTGTCAAATCCAAATTTATGCTCTTTAGTACCACAAAAATCATTATGTGCTGATAATATATTTAATATTCTAAAGATATGTTCAGGGTCGATACGGTCTAAATCATCAATAATGAGGACAATTTGTTTATTGGGACTATTATCGGTTTTGGTGCTTGATACAATAGAACGGATGATTTGAGTTATTGTATTATCTTCATAGATGCTTCCTTTCTCTATGCTAATGCTATCGAAGAATTTCTTGATATGGGATTCTTCATTTTTCGAATTATCTTTTGCATATGTTTCAATGTTTTCTTTCAGTGCGATACACCTGTCTATAATATCTGTGCCAAAAGTAACTTTTTCTGCTATAGAAAAAAAATTACCCCAAAAATCTTTAGGATGATTTACCATATAAAAATATGCGGCATTGCTTAATGATATTTTTTGTTTCTCAAAATCATAGGGAACTTTTTCTAACAACTGCATTAATATGTCCACTTTGATATACTCAAAAATATCTTCATTATTAGCAACAGAATAATTAATTGGAGTTAGATATATTCCAGTGTATTTGTCTTTGTGCTGATTAAAAAAATTATTTAGAAAATATGATTTGCCTATTCCAAAAGCTCCAGAAAAGATAATGTTCTCATTGTCTTTTTGTTTTAGGAAATCAGCAAAACGTTCGGTTTCTTCAGATATACTTATTTCCATTTTTATATTGATATTTGATTTGTTTCAAAGTTAATATCTTTTTTCATATTGAGCAAAACCTTCTGCCAAATCGTGTCAGTAACTTCTTTGATACCGGATAGTCCGTTCAGGGATTATTCGGTATCTTTATTTTCGTGACGTAAAATAGTGTGCTAATGGAGATAATTTACAGAGAAATAGAAAGTTTAAAAAAAGCAGAAAATAATCCGAGAACTATTTCAGAAGAGCAATTACTGAAGTTGCAAAAATCAATTCAAGATAACCCTGATTATTTTGAAGCACGTCCTATTATATTGTCAGACCGTACAGGAGTACTGATGATCATTGCAGGTAATCAACGCTATGAAGCGTGTGTCCGGCTTGGAATGAAAGAAGTTCCTACAGTTCTTATCTCTAATCTCACAGAGGAGAAAGAACGTGAAATTATGGTTCGTGATAATGTAAATAATGGAGAGTGGGATAACGCTAAGTTGGTTTATTGGGATGTTGATGAGTTAAAAGATTGGGGAATTGAGTTGCCCACTGCTTGGGAAATTACACCAGATAATTTTGGTGATGGCTTTTCATTACCTGATGGAGAGAAACCTAATTCAGAGAAACTGACTTTTACGGTGTCAAACGAACAAGCAGATTTAATCAAAACTGCTATAGAAATTGCAAAAAGCAATGGCTTAGAATGTGAAACTTTCGGCAATGAAAATTCCAATGGGAATGCACTTTATCAAATAGTGAAACAATGGGTAGAGCAAAAGAAATAGTTATAAAGGTTATCCCGAAAAAAATAGCTGATGGATTTGTAAAGAAACATCATTATTCGGGTAAGGTTGTGCAAAATTCGCAGCTCCATTTCGGAGCATTTCTTGATGGTAGGCTTCACGGAGTGTTGCAATATGGGCCGTCTATGGATAAAAAGAAAGTTATAACACTTGTGAATGGAACAGGATGGAATGAATTTATTGAATTAAACCGCATGGCTTTCGATGATTATCTTCCAAGAAACTCAGAAAGTTTTTGCATCGGCAAGACATTGCGGATGATTAAAAAGAATGCGCCGCAGGTAAAGTGGGTAATATCTTTTGCCGATGGTTGTTCTTGTGGTGATGGTACGATATATCGTGCTTCTAATTTCGTCCTTACTGGGATAAGAGAAAACAAGACAATACTTCTATTCCCTACGGGTGATAAGATTGCTGCCATGACATTAGAAGCGAACTTCAACATTCCTCAAATTAAGGAACTTTGTAACAAAATGGGTGTGGAACATAAGTATCGCACACGTGCAGAGTGGGTAAAACTTGGTGCTAAATATGTAGAAGGATTCCAGCTTCGTTACATCTATTTTATTGATAAATCATACCGTAAACGTTTAGCTGTTACCGAAATTCCGTTTTTTAAAATAGATGAATTGGGAGCGGGTATGTACAAGGGTGAAAAGGTTACACAAGCTGAAAGGCATGCAATAAAGACAAGGAAATATGGCATACTTTAATCAGAAAAAGATAGAAGAATGTGCTGCATGGGTGCGTGAGAATGGTCTTATGGAGTATGGTGGCGCAAGGTTGAAAGACTTTTGCGCATACTTCGGCATTGACAATAAGACCTATTACGGGTGGATGAAAAATTCCGATTTTTCCGATTCTATAAAAAAGGCGAAGAATGAGTTTAAAGAATCTCGGGAGTGCATTATCGTGAAATCACTTTTTGAAGCTGCAAAGGGAAGGGAATACGAAGAAACGAAAACCGAATATAAAGACGTGAATGGGCAACCCAAAATCAAGAGTCGTACGATTACGAAAAAGAGAGTCGAACCGAATATTGGTGCCGCTATATTCCTCCTGACAAACATTGCCCCTGAAAGGTGGCAGAATAAACATAAGCAAGAATTGAGCGGAGATTTACCTGGGCTTACTATTGTTGTAGATAATGGTGATGATAAAAAAATGATAGAACAGATTAAAGACTTGTAATGAGGACAACCTATGTCTATAAGTGTAATCTAAACGCTTGGCTTGAGAGGAAACGAGTAGTCGCCAACAAGGGTGGTACCCGTTCCGGAAAAACATACTCCATTGTTTCTCTGTTTGTTTCCGTTGCAGTTGGTAACAAGAAGAGTCGGGTTATTGATATTGTTTCAGAATCCATTCCGCATTTGAAGAGAGGTGCGATAAACGACTTGGACGATATTCTTGAAAAAGAAGGACTTGTAGATGGTAAGGATTATGAACTGAATAAGACGGAGCACGTCTATCAATTTAAGACGGGTACGATCATACGATGCTTTAGCGCTGATGATTGGGGGAAGGTTAAGGGGTCTAGAAGAGATGTCCTTTTCATCAATGAGTGTAACCGAATAGGTTATGAGGTGTATCGTCAACTTGCAGTTCGAACAACGGAGATTATCTTTTTGGACTGGAATCCGGACGCAGAATTTTGGTATGAGATTAAAGGCGTACAGACTAAATCTAATACGATAGAGATACACTCCACTTATAAAAATAACCCATTTCTTACGCAGGTACAAATTGAAGAGATTGAGTCTAATAAGGATGATGCCAATTGGTGGAATATTTATGGACTTGGAATTACGGGAAGGAGCCAAGGTATAATATATACAAGGTGGAAGCAGGTAATTGACATTCCGAAATCGGCAACGCTTGTAGGGCGTGGACTTGACTTCGGGTTTACAAATGATCCGACAGCCATTGTCGATGTGTATAAATACGATGGAAAACTATGGATTGATGAAAGATGTTATCGAAATGGGCTGACTAATGATAAGATTGCAGATATCCTCAAAGGGTTGAATGGATGTACGATAGCCGATAGTGCAGAGCAGAAATCAATAGTGGAAATTCGTAATTATGGCATCCGAAATATCGAACCATCAATAAAAGGAAGTGACTCTATAAGGGTTGGTATACAGATACTCCAACGATACGAGTTATGTGTGACTCAGAAAAGCATTAATATAATTCGTGAGCTGCGAACCTATAAATGGAAAGAGGATAGAATTACAGGAGAACTGCTGAATGAGCCGATAGACAAATTTAATCACGCGCTTGACGCCATTCGTTACGTCGCGCTAAACAAGTTGTCTGAGAAACCGATAATTAAACGACCAAAAGCAAAATTAGGACAGATATGACAGTAAAAGAATTTTTGATATTAAGTGAGGTGGCAAGTAATGTTACTGAATTATTGGAACGGATAAAGAAGCTTCCAAAACCGGATTTCATTTCGGGAGTTCGTTTGCCAGATAATCTGAATGGTGCTACTATTGGACAACTTATGGGACTGCAATCTATATCAAACGATATTGATTGTATAATGACACCATGTCGTGTTCTATTAGGATTTTCTGTTGGGCGAATAGAAGCATGTGAGGTAGAGGCTGTCTTGGGATTTTCCTCATGGGTTACTAAAGAGGTGGAACGGATAACGAAGCTGTTTGAAACAACAAGTGTGACTCCTACTCCAGAAGAAAAACGTGCAGGTGTAGACCAACTGTCATTTGGTCTGTTTGGGCTAGTAGACTATTATGCAACCCGCATGGGAATTACCGACCATGAACAGATAGAAAGCGTTCCATGGATAAGAGTGTATAAATGTCTTGATATGGATGCAGAGAAGATAAGATATGAACGAAGATTACGTAAAATTTATCAAGATAATAGCAAATGAATACAAGTGTAGAAAGGAAAATAGCTTCTGTTGCAGAAAAGCTAAAGGGTATAACCTATTTGTTTGATAACTGGGCGACAGCTAATATCCGGTTGGATAAGATGCCATTGCCGGCTATTATTAACTTACTGCCTGTATCCGGTAAGTTCGTTATATCCAGAACACAGTTGAAAGATTGTCCTAATTGTATGATAGCATTTGCAGATAAGACAAGGTTTGATTTCGACGGCGTGGAGAATGATGAGGTTATTGAGAGGTGTAAAGGGTATGCCGTACAGTTTATCAAAGAACTGAATAAAAGCGGACTGTTTGAGTGGGTGAGCGATGAAGTACCTTACTCTATATTTTATGATAAGTTGGATGTGAATGTTACTGGGATAATGATAGAATTGAAACTTAAAGAGGTTCAAGGAGTACCCATGTGTTAGTTATGGAAGATAGGAGAAAAGAGATAAAGGGTATTCTGAATGAAGAGCTAGATAATCTCCGGCAACGTATCATTGAGAACCATGTACGGGCCGGACAGCGTGCAAGTGGCAGAACTATTAAAAGTCTGCATATTGTAGTGGATGATAATCATGGCATTCTGTTTGGCAGGCAGGCTTTCAGCGTATTGGAAACAGGACGTGCTCCAGGTAAAGTACCTAAAGGATTTTATAAGATTATCCGACAATGGATGATGGATAAGGGTATTCAAGTAGAGAAACCTAAGTCTTTTGCATACCTTGTGGCTCGGAAGATTGCTCAAGAAGGAACTGAACTATATCGGAAAGGAAAGCATGAGGACATATATTCAGAAGATATTGAACAAACAATACAAAATATAATGAACCGTATATTTGGTATTTTCTTAAAAGATATACAACATATAAATTTGAATAACAATGCGAACTCATAAAATTGGAAATACAACAGTTGAGTATCCGGATGAAATATCTTTTTGTTTTAATCCGATAGTTATTAATGTCCTTGGGTATCCATGGGCATGGGTAGAGGCCGTGGTTCGTGATGTGACAACTGGTATAGAACATGTAGAGAAAAGGGTATTATTTCAAAATACTTGTTTCTTCGATGTTTCTTTTTATACCCAATCGTATTTTGATTCAATTCAATTTGGCAAAATAGATTATACTCAATCGGGAGCTGCTGAAACTCCGTTCGGCCGATTGTTTTCTCTTGACTTGAATATGTATTCTGAGGGTGGAGAATTAAGTGAAAGTTTTCAGTTTGAAACTTTTGTTGTTTGGGGGGCGATGAAGATTGGTGAACGATATAATGGTGATAGGGTTTTGACATGGTTTAAGAATTTTCCTTTTACAGTTGGTATGTATACAGCTGGAACCAATAGTGTTAATATTATTGCAGATAACGTTTCTTTGCCTTCCATTAGTCTGCAAAAACGTGGTATTTATAATTTGTTTTTAACAGGTATTCATGCACAGAGAGAAGTGGTGTTAGTGTTGCCAGGAAGTGGGATAGGAACGAGTGTTTTCGATATGACTTTCGATTATACTTTTCATGCGGTAGAAGGAGTTCCTTCTCATGTTCGGTTATTGGTCGATGATTGTGCAATGGGAGTATATCTTCGTTGGGTTAATCGTCATGGTTTTTATTGTTATTGGTTGTTTAAAGCTGGTGACGAAAAAAAACAGGTTGTAAATGATGGGGAGTTTATTCGTAACAATATGCAGGACTACAATTATGTGAATGGGTATCATAGTGGAACTGGACGCAAACAGCGTAAGACAGAGGAAAATACCCTTCTTGTATGTGCACCGCTTGTAGATAGTGATACATACAATTTTCTTTTTCAACTTGCTATGTCGCCAGTTGTAGATATGTATATGGGAAAAGATTCTGATAAAAAAGATAGGTGGCAAGGAGTAAATGTTGCAGTTGAAACTTTCAATAAAACTCGTGCTGTTCTTCAGGATTTTATAGCAACGATTATTTTACCAGAAACACGGGTGCAAAGCTTATGAGAAATGAGATGTTATTTATAGACGGAGAATTGGTTGATTTGGGAGAAAACACTAAAATCACATTAAATCTCAAAAGTAATTTACTTTCCGACCTGAGTAAGATTGTTAGTAATAATAGCTATACGATAAGATTGCCAAAGACAGTACGTAACCAACGTATTATAAAGCATGCTGATATACCTTCATGTAGTACCGTCTATCCGAGAAAATATCATCATGCCAGGTATTTTCGTAATGGAGTAGAGATAATCTCAAATGCAAAAGCGGTACTTCTATCTGTTTCTGATACCATTGATATTGCTATTACGTGGGGAAATATAACATTGTTAGCCGGTATCGTAGAGAATGATAAATCTTTGAATGAACTTATTGATAATGACTATTATATGATTTGGCGAAAGGAAATTAGTGATTATCAGAATGGAAATCCTTTTATTGTATCTGATATAGATATGGGCATCAGGGGATTTGATACTTTGAATTATGTGCATCCTAGTGTAAGGGCCAATTGGATATTAGAGCGTATTTCATCTGATAATGGTGTTAATTTTTTATTTTCAAATGATGTAGTGAAGGAATTTATCAATAAATTAATAATCCCATTATTGACACGCCATGGTAGGGGATTAGATGCGGATAATCAATTTGGCTTAACTGCTAAATATAATAATGGTGTTCAATATGATTATAATTTAACAGTTGTATTGAAAAATTCTTTTTCTAATAATTTTTTAGCTGTTGTAAATGCCGGTTCAAAAGACTCAGGGGTTAAAATTCTTAAAGACAATACAAAGATTAGAATATCAGCAAAAATGTTTTTTGATTTTATTAGTACAGTCCCGGTAAATCCTGCTTTTGTGGCATATAAAGTGGTGGATGGGAGAGCGGAAGAAGTGTTTTCTGCTGATGCTTCTAATTTACAAGGAAGTAACGGACAGACCTGGACAGTATATTTTGACTTTAAGGATGAGACATCCATATTGTCAGAGGGTGATATTATTTATTTTGCTTTCCGTGATACGGGATATTTTGTTAATAATTGGGGAATAGATACTTTTTCTCTTGCTTTAGCGCCCTATATTGATGAGGTGGTAGTCGAGGGGCAAGGAAGTGATGGGTATTATCCCATCATATCCAATTTACCGGATATAAAGCAGGTTGATTTTATCAAAATGATTGCTGCAATATCTGGAACATTTGCTGTCGTCGTTAACGATACTACTTTGGGCTTTTTTTCTGTGGATGATATTATGTCGAAACGACATAAGGCATATGATTGGACGCGTAAGGTGGTTGCTTCTTTCAAAGAAAATAAACCACAAGAAATAAGTTACTCCCTTGATGATTTTGCTCAACATAATTTGTTTAGATGGAAAGATGACATTGCTGTGAAAGGTGATTATAATAGTGCTTTGTATGTGGAAGATGAAACAATTGAAATGGAACGGATTGCTATTGAACTTCCATTTGCTGCAACTGATATGTCTTTGGGCAGAGCTTCAATTCCACTGTATGACTACTCTGGCAGTGAGACTATCGGAGAAATGAATAGTGTGGAGCCACGGCTATTGATTGAGGTTAATAATACAGGAAAATCTAAAGCTTCATTTGAAGGATTAAAGTGGGAAACTTTGCTCAGAAAAAACTATGGAACATATCAGAAAATTATTCGTAGTCCTATTGTGGTCAGCGAAAAGATTGAGATTAGTGATATTGAGTTGAAAGAGTTAGATGTGACTATTCCTGTCTATTTAGGTCAATATGGTAGATACTATGCTATTATATCAGTAAGGGCAGAAAATACGGGGATATGTGAGTGTAAATTATTACAGTTGGAGGTGTAACTATGGAAAATGTAGAAGAAAGAGTACTGGATATCCGGGTACGATACGATGATGCTATTCGAAAAATCGCAGAATATCGTACTCAGATAGACGTTTTACATCAGGTTGAAAAAACACTTAAAGATGATTTGAAAGCTGGGCGTATTGAGCGTGAGGAATATAATGTAAAACTGACCGAAACTCAAATAGCGACTCGTGAAGTGAACGAGGCTATTCGAATTCTGAATAAGCAAATACAGAATGAACGTAAGGAACAGATGGAGCTTGAAGGTAGTTTAGTTAGATTACGTGCGGAACTTTCTAATCTGACTGCTTCTTATGATAGATTAAGCCGTGCGGAACGTAATAGTGCCAAGGGTAAAGAGATTCAAGATAAGATAAATGCCATTACCGATGAATTGAAGGAAGCGGAAGAGGGTACGCAGCGTTTCTATCGCAATGTCGGTAATTACGAGGAAGCTTTGAAAGATTTTGTAGGTATCAACGATGACTTTGCAAACTCTTTGTTGAATATCGCCCAAAACTCAAATGGAATAAAAGGCTTTTTCTCCAATATGAGAACAGAAGCATCTGCTTTAGGTTCAACGCTAAAGGCATTATTGAAAAATCCGGTATTTATGAGTATAGCAGGCATTGCTGGAGTTGGCTTTGCTTTCAAATGGTGGTATGACTACAATAAGGGGATAAAGGAAGCTACCAAATTGACAAAACAATTTACGGATAAGTCTGGCGATGATTTGAAAATCTATCGGAGTGAAATACAAGCCTTGGCTGATTACTATGGTAAAGACTTCCGGGATATGTTGACAGCTATCAATTCCGTAGAAAAACAGTTTGGTATATCTTCTGGCGAAGCGCTGAGGTTTATCAAAGATGGTTTCATTGCCGGAGCAGATGCGAATGGGGAGTTTCTGTCTGCTTTGAAAGAATATCCGGCGTACTTCAAAGAGGCCGGTATCTCTGCGGATCAGTTCGTCGCCATTATTGCAGAAACTAATAAGCAGGGTATTTTCTCTGATAAGGGAATTGATACCATCAAAGAGGCGAATACTCGGCTTCGGGAAATGACTACATCAACGGCTGGTGCATTAGATGGTATTGGTATCAGCTCTAAACAAGTCCAGAAAGATTTGCAGACAGGGGCAAAGACTACTTTTCAAATCATGCAGGAAGTATCTGCCAAATTAGATGAACTACCGGAAAGCAGTGCGGTGGTTGGAACTGCCATTGCAGATATCTTTGGTGGTCCGGGAGAAGATGCAGGCTTGCAATATATCCGTACCTTGAAAGATATTTCTGTTAATCTGGATGAAGTCAAGGGTAAGACTGGGGAATTAGGTAAAGTGGAAGATGATTTGCTTGCTTCCCAAGCGGAACTAACGAAAGAAGTCGCTTTGCTTTTTGATACTACTGGTGGCTCGTTTGAGAAAATGACGGCTAAGGTTGAGACTTTTGTCAATGGTGCTTTATCCTCTTTGATTAAAGATGTACGAACTTTGTTTGAATCGGTAGAGGATATATCAGAACGGGAAACTAAAGCTGCTGTCAAACTTGGAAAGAATGTTGCAGAAGCTAACGTGGGGGATGAATATGCCAAGGTAGAGGCGACATGGGCTCGATATGTGAAAGCGGGGCTTTCTGAGGAAGAAGCTTTGAAAAAAGCCAAAGAAGAAAGACTTCAGATGCTGAACTTGTCCCTGAAGCAGGAAGAAGAATATTTGCAGGAAACTGTTGCTATCAATGAGAAATACAATAAAGAACTGCAGGATGCTTCATTTTGGCGTCAAGGAATTGGTAAAGACCGTTCCAATTCAGCCATAAACAAGGATATTACTTCTTCATGGAATAATCGTATGGCACAGTTATCAGCTGTGGAGTCCAGGAAAGAGACTATTAACTTGGTGTCTTCATATACCGGGAATGCTGATAAAAAGAAGACGCCGATTGTTGACCCTAAAGCTGTGGCCGAAGCTCTTAAAATCAAAAAGAAAGAACTGCAAGAGATACGTAAGGCTGAGGATGAAATGCTAAAACTCGTCAAAGATAGCCGGAAAAAGCAGACTCAAGAGATAGAATATGAATATAGCCGTCAGATTGAAGATTTGGAAATCCGCTTGAAAACCGAAAAAGACTTGACACCTCGTGCCAAAGAGGAAATCGGAAAACAGATTCTTGCTCTTGAACAAGAGAAAACAGTTGCTTTGCAAAAGCTCTCTGATGAAGAACTGAAAAAGGAGATTGAAAATCGGCAGAAACTTATTGCCATACAACTTGAATCAGTAAAAGTTGGAAGCGAGCAGGAGTATCAACTAAAGATGCAACAATTGATGACCCAACGTGATGCAGAACTGCAGCAGAAAGAGCTAACCGAGCAGATGAAACTTGCTATCATGGAGAAGTACAACAAAAAGATTGATGATTTGACTGAGCAGCATAATAATTCCATTATCAAGAAGCAAGAGGATGCATTAAGGATACGTTTTGAAACAGAAATAGCCCAGGCATACGGTGACGAACAAGAAATTCTCCGTATAAAGATGGAGCAGAAGCTTGCAGAGTTGAATACTATACAGCAACTTGAGGGGGAAAGTATAGAAGCTTTTAATTTGCGTAAACTTCAAGCTCAAAATGACTATAATGATGCAAAGAAAGCTGTTACGGATAAGGAGATAGCTATCGAACAAGCCAAATATGATACTATGGCTACTGTTACAAATGGACTTATTGCCTTGACAGATGAGATAGGTAATCAAGACCGTAACTTTGCCATTGCAAGTAAGGCTTTGGCTCTTGCCGAAATTGCAATCAATACAGGTAAGGCTATTTCTAAAATGGTTTCGGCGGAAGCAGGAAAGGGTATAATTGGACTTGGTACAATGGCTAGTGGTATAGCTACTATACTTTCTAACATTGCGGCTGCTATTTCTACGGTAAAAAGTGCTAAATTTGCACAGGGTGGTTCAGTAGTAGGTCCGGGGTCGGCTACAAGCGACTCTATACCGGCGATGTTATCTAATGGTGAAAGTGTTATGACGGCTGCTGCAACTTCTATGTTTGCTCCGTTGTTATCAGCCTTTAACCAAATGGGTGGTGGCATTCCTATCAATATAACAACCTCATCCAATCAGGCAACGGGTGAGGATATGCTTGCCAAAGCTGTTGCAAGAGGTATGATGATGGCTCCACCACCAGTATTGTCAGTAGAGGAATTTACTTCTGTTGCAGATAGGGTGAAATATGTCGAGAATCTTGGTAGTGTATGAATGCGTATGAATTATTAATGCTGAATAGGAGCATTCTCCAAGTAATGGATAATGTTTCGCTTGATGTTGGAGATGTAAAATATATTCCGGTATATCAAGATTATATTCGCCTATTACAAGAAGGGCACAAAAAGACCTATATCATGCAGTATTTATCTGATGAATATAGTATTGCAGAGAGAACCATCTATCGGATTATTGATAAGTTTTCAAATACAGTTAATATCTAAATGAGGGCGGAGTGATTCTCCGCTCTTATTGTTTATAGAAAGTTACTGTCAAAGCATGTCAGTAGAATGAACTTCTTATTTTCTTCAAGCCGTATCTTGTTTTTTACCTTTGTTACAAACAATTATGTGATATGGCAAAATTATACATTAATAAAGACATTGTAGCCGATAGAGATAAGCTGGAGAATTGGTACTTGACCGGCGATGAAGGGATTTCGTTTCCTGATATTCAATGTTTTCTTTCATGGCTTGACCCAGCTGACCCTACAATTGATATTGAAATACATTCATGCGGTGGCGATACAGTTGAGGGGTATGCAATTTATGATGCGTTACGTGCATCTGGTAAGGATATTTCTTGTACTGTTGTTGGAAGGTGTGCTTCTATGGCAACAATTATTCTACTGTCTGCACCGCTGGAACGCAGAAAGGCTTATCCTCATGCAAAATTTCTTATTCACAATCCATATTTGGCAAAGTATGACGATGTTTTAGACCTTGAAACAATAGAATCCCTTAAATCAAGTTTGGAAGCGGAAAAGGCTAAAATGTTAGCTGTCTATGTTGAAAGGACTGGGGCAGAATCATCTGTATTGGAAGCTCAAATGAATAAGGAATCATGGTTTGGCGGGGAGATTGCAAAACAACTAGGATTTATATCTGCTGTTCTTGTCCCAACTACAGCAAAAGGAGTCGATTATAAACTTAATAGTAAAAAAATGAACAAAGAAAAACAAGTGACAGTGAAGCAATCTATCATTGATAAGTTGCTTGCCAAATGTGGCTATCAAAAGATTGAAGATATTCCAGTAATATCTATGGAGTTGACAGATGCCGAAGGTAATGTACTAACGGTGGAACGTGAAGAGGGAGAACCACAAGTCGGGGATGCCGCGTCTCCTGACGGTGAACATGTTATGCCTGATGGGAAGACTATCATCGTGACCGATGGGGTAATTACGGAGATTAAAGAAGAAGAAAATAGTGGTGAGGATATTGAAGCTTTAAAGAACCGCATTGAAGAACTTGAAGCAGAAAATGCGACTTTGAAAGTTAATGCCCGTACTGTTGAGGACAATAAGATTTTGAATGCTGTAAAGATGGCGGGTGGAGAGAATTGGTTAGCGAAGCATTGTTCAACTTATAGGGTTTCCTTACGCGCTCAGACCTTTAAGGAAACTGTTGACCATCAGGATAGTGCGGAGGAGACTGCTATTCAAAGGAAGTTGAGAGAGGAAAGAGAGAAGAGAGCTAAAAAGTAAAGAAAGGAGAATTAAGTATGCCTATTTTAGATTTTTCAAAATTGACACCGGATAATCAGGCGGTGAAGGATTTGAAAGACTTGATTGAACTGACAGTTTTTCAAAATGAGGATATGGAGCGTTTTATGACGTTCATGCCTAAAGTGACCAATGGTAAGAAAGTAGGCTTCATCGGTGAGATGGAGGATGTCGGTATCGCAGGTTCCGGATGTGATCCTACATATCAAAAGGTGGCTATCGCTGCTGCCCAAAAGGTTTGGGAAATAGGTGATTGGCAAGTTCCATTGGAAATGTGTTATGAGGATTTGGAAAATACTATTGCTAAATATTGCCTAAAAACCGGCACTAATATTGCGGACCTTACTTCTACTGAATATATGGATGGAATCGTTCTTCCGAAATTAACGGAAGCAATGATGAAAATGTTGTGGCGTTTTACTTGGTTTGGGGATAAGAATGCTGCTAATGTTGAGGGTTCCGGGCAAATTACAGATGGTTTGAATGTAGAATTGTTTAAGACATGCGATGGTTTCTTTAAACGTCTGTTTGCTATATGTACAGCTAATGCAGGCCAACATACCATCATATCAGCCAACGCTGAAACATCTTATGCTTTGCAAAAATCCAAGATGAAAGAATTAGGTGCTGCAACTTCTATATTTGATGCAATGCTTGAGGATGCGGATAGCCGTATTTTCCAGAAATCTGGACATGCAATTTTTGCTACGAAATCATTGTGTGATTCTTTATCTCGCGATGTGAGGGAGAAATATAAGGTTATTATGCCTTGGGAAGTTATTTTTGATGGACTTGAAGTAGGAGAGTATGACGGTGTTCCAGTTGTAAAATGCTCAATTTGGGACCGATTTATTCAAGCATATCAGAATGATAAAACCAAACTGAATCTCCCCCATCGTGCAGTTCTGTGTTCTCCGGACAATTTGATGTATGGCTGCGAAGGTGATAACCCTATATCAGACCTTGATATTTGGTTTGAAAGAAAATCCCGTAAGAATTACATCTATTCTACAGGCAAACTTGGTTCTATGATTGGCGAAGATAATCTGGTACAAGTTGCATATTAGGAAAGGAGGTATTTATGGGAGTATGCGATGATATTTTGAAGAAAGATATTTCTCCGTCTTGTGATGACCCAGTCGTACAAGGTTTGGAGCAGGAAGGCGTGATTATGAATCGCGCTGATGTAGATTTCGCTGCGACAGTGTTCAATGCAACTCGTAAAAATGTGATTGAAACATTGGCGATGAAAGAAAAGAAAAAGGCGTATAAAGTTGTGGTTCCAGGTAAAACTCCATTTACTGGTACTACTACTGCTTTGGCAACAGGTACATATCGTAATTCATTCACAAACACCATTACACTTGTGATTTTGGCAAATGACCCAGATGTTTGTGCCGATATAGTTGACGGTCTAGCTAATGGCTCTTATGTTGTAGTATTGGAGAATAAATATAAGGGTTTACAGAAAGAAGAAAATCCGGGTGATGCCGCTTTCCAAGTTTTTGGATACTATCAAGGGCTTACAGCTACAACTATTGAAAATAATAAATACAGTGAAGAAACGGAAGGTGGTTGGAGTGTGACCCTTGAAGAACAAAAAGTACCGAAATCAGCTTTATTCTTGTTCAAAACAAGTTATGAAGCGACTAAGACGGCAATTGGTACATTGACAGCAGAACCAATGGGGTAACGGAATGACTGTTGTAGAAGTGGTTGATAAATTAAAAGAGTTGGGGGGTAAAATCCCCCTCTCTTCTTCTGATAAATCAGATATTGAAGTAATATATCATGAAGTCTTCGGACGAACTTTTGTCAAGACTTCATGTGGTGATTGTTATCGTGATGCTGTGATTGAAATGTATTCATATTTAAAAAAATACGGAAAGATGAAAGAAAAATCAAATTATGCATTGAAAAATGGTGTTTTACTCCAGGTTGGCTTTGGGAGTAGTGAAATGTACACCAATGATAATCTAACAGATGAAGCAGCAGAAAGATTTCTTGCAGAAAATCCTAAAGGAATAGTGCTTTTTGCTTTAACACCTTCCAACTGGGAGGAAAGGGTTGAAAGACTCAAGAATCCGGTTATAGCTTTGGATGAAACTTTAGTTGCAGAACTGGTGAAAGCTTTCCAAGTAGAAGGTGCGACAGTCAAAATAGTAAAAGATGCATTTAAAACTTATCAGGTAGATGGAAAGAAGGTGACTGCTAAATTATTGGATACCCATATAAAAAAGGCTCAATCCCTTCTTGAATCAAAGAAGGAAACTGCAGACAAAGAAGTAGCAGGAGAAATGGTAGAATAATAAATGACCTCACGAAGCGATGAATGTAAATGATTTAAAGAAGAAAAGTAATAGGCGTGTTGATACGGGGTACGTACGTAATCTTGGCATCCAAAGCTATGGTGATGATAATTTATATCCTCAACATTTAAGGAATATCATCGCTGCTAGTTCAACTGGTAGTGAATGTGTGGAACGTTATGCCAATTTTATAGAAGGGAATGGTTTTCGTGAGGTCACTTTTTCTGAATATGTAGTTAATCGTTGTGGTGATACAACTGATGATATCCATGCTTTTGTATGTAGGGATATTGCAGATTATGATGGGATAGCAATACATGTGAACTATAATATGTTTGCTGATATAGTAGAGATACAGCATGTTCCCTTTGAAAATTGCCGTTTATTAGAGGAAGATGAAAACGGATATATTGCTAAGATTGCGGTTCACCCTGATTGGAGTGGAAAGAAAACCCGTAATGGTAAGGCTATTAAGGTTATACCGGATAATGTAGAGTTCATAGATGTTTTTAATCCTTGTAAAGAAGTGGTGTATGCACAGATTCGTGCTGCTGGGGGAATTGAAAACTATAAAGGACAGATATTGTGGATTAGTAACATTGGAAAATTTGTGTATCCTGTCGGAAGGGCTGACCGGGTGATTACGGAAATGAGTACGGATGAAGGGCTTGCAAATGTAAAATATCGTAATGTTCGCTGTAATTTTATGCCTTCTGGAATGATTGTTACCAAGAAAGGTGTTTCTCCGGTACATCTTGATGAAGAAGGGAATCCGATAAGAGAAGATAAGCAAGGCGAAGATACAGGCTTTTCAGATACCGTTATACAACTTCAAGGAGATACTAATGCTGCAAAAATATTGGAAGTTACTTTAGAATCTGATGAAGAAAAGCCGGAGTTTGTGGATATCAGTTCTAAAAATTATGATAAAGAATTTACTGTGACTGATGCCAGTGTGGTAGAACGTATTTATTCTGCTTTCGGACAAGAACCTTGGTACTGTATTCGTATTGGTAAAGTGGGTTTTTCCGGTGATATATTGGAAGATGCCTTTGAATATTATAATTCTATCGTATCAAAACAACAGCGAATGGTTGAACGTGCTTTTCAGAAAATCTTTGAACATTGGTATGAACCTGTTAATCCCTCTAATGACTTTAGTGTACAACCTCTTAAATACGTAAGAAATGCAGCAGTATCTAATAACAACGGATGAAGTTTCTAAGTTGGCCCGTACGATGTCAGTACATATAGATACGGAAAAGATAGAAACATATATCCGAGAGTCAGAGAATATTGATGTGAAATCGGCTTTGGGTGATGCACTATTCTTAGATGTGAAAGAACATCCAGATAATTACAGTGAGCTACTTGATGGAAGTTCTTATGATGTAGAATGTGGTGGAAGACGCTCTTTTGTGGGGTTAAAAGCCGCTTTAGCTTATTATACTTATGCCCGTATAGTAAAGAATGGGGATGGTAGTGTTACCCGTTTAGGATTTATGCATAAAGATAACGAGTATTCGTCTCATTCTGATTTTAAAGAGAAACTTATGGCTTATAATGATGCATTTTCTATAGCAGACCGATATTTAAAGGAGTGTGTACGCTATTTGAATGATAATAGAAAGTCTTTTCCTCTATATAAAGGAAATGGTGGATTGACAGCAAACCGTGTAGCATGTAGAATCTTGGGTGAATAATGGCAGATACTTTTGATATATTGAAGAAGTTGGCCTTGCAGGTGCGAAATGCTACTCTTGCAGGAGAGAATAGTGCAGAACGTATAGGACGAACGTTTGTCGGTATCCTTGATTTAATAGATGACCTTAAAAATATTTATCTCCATAAAAATCAACCTGATGAAACAGAATTTTTAATAAAGTTCCTCGCAGGCGGTGAGTTCGGCGAATTCGTAGACAGTATGATTGCCGGCAAGGGTGCAGGGATATTCCCTGATGGCCGGGCACAGGTAGAACGGTTGGAAGTGCGCGGTTCACTGTCAGTGCTTGACCTTATTATCAATCAGATTCAAGGAATGGAATCTGATTACTCCTTCACCGAGATTGGTAAGATAGAATCCGTGGAGGATTTGGGCGAGAGCACCTATCGTTTGAAAATAGAGAAACGCACGGACTTCGACTTCATGAAGTTCCAGGAGAATGATGTCTGCTTCTCCATCATCAACACACTGCTTACGGGTGGTTCCGACTATTATACAAGCTGGATGCGTATTCTTACCACCAATGCGCAGGAGAACAGCATAACGGTCGTGCTCTATCCGGACAGCGAAGTGCCTGGAGGCACGAACTATCCGCCGTTGGCCGGCTACAACGTAACCCGCAGGGGTAACAGTACGCTTCCTGAAGAGGGTGGCTTCAACGGTCGGGCGCAGTCGTGGATGATTTCTTCACGTGAGGGGCGCATCATGTTTTTGGCTAACGTGTTTAAGCCAATACTGGAGGACTATAACTATGCGCTGACTATCGGAAAACTCCCTAACATCAAGGCACTCGAAAAACTGCCGGTGACAACCGAAGATGTTGGCATCGTTGCACAGACGGTCATTGCCGAGAAATTCTATCAGTTCGATTATAACGGTGATGTCGTTCCCAACAAGGTAGACCGGGGCGTCTGGTCGCTGGAAACGGCCCAGAGCGGCGCTCCTTATCGCTTTGTACAGCACGAACTGGCAAAGCCTTCCGGCAGCGAATATACCCTGCTGGAACAGCATACGGTCTACCACCTTGGCTGCAAGTGGGGGTGTCTGAAGGACAAGACAACCGACGAACCGAAATGGAATTCCCCGTCATGGGGACTCCTTGAGGGCGACAGCAGGTATTCGCTCCAGCTCTCACTATCAGGCGGGGAGGCATTCGTCATAGGCGGTGTGGATACGGTAATGTCCGGGCGCGTTTTTTATGGTACAATTGACATAACGGATGATGTGATGGCGGACGATGCCACCGAAGTGGAATGGTTCCGTGACAGCGGCAATGTTCCGGCGGACAACCTCTGGACGCCTGAGTATGTGGACGGCAACAGGCTTGCCATCCATATCGACAACGGGAACCAGCATGGGGTCGGTTCGGATTTCGGTTTTGTCAGCAAGTCCGTGATATTCACCTGCCGGGTGTTCTTTCCGGTAAATGGCAGGTTGGAGAAAGTGGATATGAATTTAGGATTTGACATCGTATAAGAATTTTAGGTATATGGGATTAAAGAGTAACAAGCAGTGGGGCCGTATTTACGTTGCCCCCCTTTCCCTTCAGGGAGAGATAATAGTATTGTCGGGCAGTCCCGTGCAGACCTACGATAAGGAACTGCGGGAATACAGCCCCGACCGGACCCTGACACCGCTGGTCATCGTGCCGAAGGTATCGGCGTTTGATGAGAAGACGGTATTCGGTGAAATGGAACTCACGGGGGTGGAGTGGTTCGAGGGCGCACCCCGTGACAAGTCGGCCAACCGTATCGTCGAGGGCGAGTATTACAGCATTTCCGACGGCAGCGGCGGTGTGCCCAAATATGCGCTTACCATTCGCAAGAACATTCCGCCGGAGAAGCCGGTGGAGTATTTCGGTATCGCGATATTCACTGACCCGCGCACGAACCGCGAGGTCCGCTGTGAACGGAGCGTGAAGTCCTATGCGCACCTTTATGACAACAAGGCGTATTCGTTGCGCCTGAAGGGGGATTCCGTGATGGTGACCGACCCGCTGCGCCTGGCCGACCGTTCCGGTTATTGGGACAGGGAGATAGAACCGCAGCTCTATACGGGCACTGAACCGGTGGATGATGAACATGCCGCATATTTCTGGGACATTCTTGAAAACGGAGCATACCGCCCGGTTACACCGGATGACCCCGGTATTGTCTGCCATGATGTGAACGGTGTATATACAAGAAAGCTGATGTATCAGGCGAAATATGTCACCGGTGCAAGCTTCCGTGTTCGTGCGTGTGAGTATGCGGGTAGCAGACCGCAGGCACCTACGGACGGGCGGCTGGAAAAGGTTATTGAGGTAAAGACGGAGATGGCCGTTTCCTTAAATTGCGAAATTATCCAGACGAAAGGCTTCACCCTTTCCGATGATATGAAGCAGCCGAGCGCCTATGAGGTACGCATCTTCGACAACCGCCGCGAGTACGGTACAGAGTACGATGACCTTTTCCGCATCACATGGAAAGGCCAGAGTGCGAAGCCGGGCGAGCCGGAGAAGGTGCTGGCAACCGGCGGGCGGACGCTGGAGTTCATTCCGGCGGATAAGGGTTACCCGGCAAAATATATCTTCCATGTGCGGGCGGAAGTGGGGCTTCTCATCGGTGAGTCCCTGATGGGCGATGAGGAAGGCGCCGTTATCTCCTCACAGATTGACGGACAGACGGTATTCATTGCCACGGGTCCGGTATATGAATAGTAATAACTTTAAACTTTAATCAATATGTACGTAATTGTAGAAAAGGCAAAACTCGAAGGCAAATTCTTTGGGATAATGAATACCCTTCCGGATGGCAGGGTGTACATTCCTATCAGTGAGATGCGAAATGTGGGTACTCTTCTTGACATCGACATCATTGGTTCTGCACGTGAGTTGAAAGAACTGATAGAGAAACAGCAGGAAGCGATGCAGGGTACGGAGGATATTGACCCCGGTTTCAGTGTGACACCCGAAGAGGAAATAGACCCCGGTTTCAGTCAGGAGCCGAATCCGGACAGCGATAGCGGGGCGTCGGAAGAGGGTGACGGCAGTGTGACCGGTCCGGAACAGCCGGCCGGGGCAAAAACTGACGGAAAAAGGAAAGGAGGCCAGCGATGAACCAGAATCAAGTGACCGCTTCACTGGCTATCGTGGCGGTGAGTAACGGAACGACTGTTAACGGGTATGTACGCGTGGACAATGGTCCGCTTATCCAGGCATGGACAAAGGGTAGCGACAAGTATACGCCGGATTTTGAAGCGTTGGCGGAGGACAAACGTCCTATTGTTATCGTCGTATTGCGGGATGTGAGCAGCGGGCGTATCCTCATCCCTTCCAAACTTGTATTCAAGTACAACGGTACCGAACTTGCATTCGGGGAGGACGGGCTGTGCAATACGGAACAGTTTGTCGGCATGTTCAAGCGCGTAACCGGATACAATGTAAGTGTGGACTCGCAGTCCTATCCCATGACGGGACTTCGCGTCATGAAGAACCTCGTGCCCATCTCCGGATATGACAATGACCGCATAACCGTTTCCGGGGAAGTTGAAATCGGCGGGCATACGGTCGCATTCAACGAACTTGCGACGGATGTTGTCATCCAGGAATCATCCGGTAAACAGTATGAGTTATTCATTACTTCTGACAAGGGTACGCAGATAATCAATCCGTCCGAAGTGCTGACGTTGAAGGCATCGCTGTACAGTGGCGGAGACCTTATCAACGATTTGGGGAACATTACGTTGCAATGGAAGAAGCAACTGCCGTCGGGAGAGGCCAACCTCGGAACTCAGGGAACCCAGAACATTGCCGCGAATGATATTGACGGTTCGCTGGTGGTAAGTTGTGAGGCTGTGCAGAATGCGAAGGTCATAGCAAAGGGTTTCATTACCGTGTTCGACCTTAGCGACCCTATACTGGCGGCATTCAAGGTCAAGGGGCTTTCATCGGACGGGCAGATATATCCGGGAGAGACGGGAACTCTTATTCCGTATGCCTATAAACGCCAATCCGGAGAGGAAGTGGCGGTGGCAAGCTGGGACTTCGCCACATTCGACGGTGAAAACAATCCGTTTACGCTGTCGGGAAAGGACAGCAACAAGTTCCAGGGCAAGGACATTGCACTGACCTATACGGATGCGGCGCGTGCCAAGACATTCAGAGTAATAGCAACGAATACTAATCCCATTGAGCTATGATGGTGACAGCAGTTTTGAGTGTCGTAGCTGTCAGCGAGCCTGACCCGGTGGAATACGTTGACATCGAGTGCCAGCCGGCTGCCATCTCTGTGGACTGTAACAATGTACAGATGGTGCCGCTGAAGCTGAAAGCCCTGCACCGCAGCGGGGCTGATGCGGCCCTGCTGGATGTATTCTGGCGGCTGCATATCCAGTCGGCAGGCAAGGACCTCGGTACGGCGGATTCCCCCGGTGCATCGTCCGAATGGGAATACTACCTTCCGTCTGACAAGTGGGGTAATGCGGATTCTATTATCGTGGAAGCATACCGTGATAGTGCCCGCGAGACCCTTCTTGCTCAGAAGAGGGCCAGCATTGTTCGGCAGAACCCGTCCCCGTTCCCGGTCGATGGTGACTGGAAACCGCTGCCGTTCAAATACAAGAATGGGGAATATTTCCTGGATAAGACATTAGGCTTCATATTTATGTGGATGAATCCTGTACCGGGAAACAGTGATAAACATCCGTTCTTTGACGTGGCCCAAAATCCGGACACTACTTCCTGGAAATCCATCCAGGAATACCCGCTACTGGGTACGCAGCTTTTGCTTGCCAGGAAGATAGATGCAGACCTTATCGACGTGGATAACCTGAAGGTGAAGCACCTGGATGGCGCAGACGGGACTTTTACAGGTGATTTAAAAAGTGGTAGTGTCAATATTGCCGGTGGGAAAACCCTTTTGAATAAGGATGGAAGCGGGAAATTAGCCAATGGAGCGGTAAGCTGGACAAAGGAAGGCGATGTGGACTTTTCGGGAAAGGTGCATTTGAATAAGGTCACTATAGAGAGGGGTGTTACCCCTGATATTGTCGGAAACGGGCAGATGTGGAAACTTCCTGATACGGCAGAGACCTTTATGGACCACATGGTATTGACCGGTGGCTTGCCCCAGGTGGCTTTGTCCCCTAATTACGATTTTTGGGGCGGGCGTTCACTCACCATTTTTAATGTCAGTGATACGAAAGTAAAGATATGGGGTAGTGGCGACCCCGGTATATATATTCCTGCATACGGCTGTGCTCATTTGGAATGTATTGCATCGATAGGTGGTTCATTGGTACAGTGGAATGTATTGGGGGTTTCAGATACGGGTATTATAGCATACCCGATTGCGTAATTAAAAAAAGTATTGTATGGATATGCTTTTAAAACTCAACGACAAGCTGCTGCATTTTCTTGCATGCCTTGTCATCACGCTGACAGCGGGTGAACTCTGTGCCGTTACGGCAGGCGTGACGAAAGAAGCCGCTGACTGGATGTATAAGAAGAACTGCAAGGTCGGTACGGGCTGGGACTGGCTGGACATACTTGCGGATGCTGCCGGCATAGCGGTCGGCAGCGTATTAAGGAGATTGGTATTCGATTATTAATATTAATAAAAAAGATTATGTTAGACACATTATTGGTTGCGTTGATTATCTCAGTAGATACCGCGCAGGTAAAGGAATTTCCGCAGAAGGCGGAAGTCGAGTTCAAGAAAAATGATTTAAAAGAGAATATCATTAAGTCAGCCTTGAATTTCCATAATAGCGGGAAGAAGGACGACAAGACCTGGAACTGGAAGATTCAGGATGTGGTGTTCAAAAAGGATTAAAACAATGTTCAATTTAAAATCGAATAATTATGGGAGCAATTAAAACTATGAAGGAAGTCGAAAGCGCACTTCCCCAGAAAAAAGAGATAAATTATATACGTGCTTTGGATAAGGACGGCAATCCGATTTTAATCAATAAAGAGGACCTCGCACAAGTCGTGGGAGAACTGATATGGAAAAAATTACGTGTTATAAACTCTTTTGCATTACACTATTCCCATTCAGCCCAATGGGACGGAATAAGTCTTAATATCATTGGAAACCATAATTTCTACAACGTAGGGATTCGATTGGCTACTTACTCTAATGGAGTGCCTTCTGACGGAATAGTCGGAGAGTTTTATTCCATACCATCCAAATTTACTGACATCAAAGTGCTTTATAAAAATTGGGATGTTTACGTAGTATTTACCATTGCAAAAGGGCAATCCGTTGATTTAAAATACGATTGCCGCACCCAATGCGATATAATTGAAGATATTGGTTTTATTGACGATAGCTTCACGGAAATAAAACCTATTGCACAATAGTGCAATCTGCCAGTCCGGTAATTTCATCATCTTGTGTAGCCATATCGTACATTGAATCTCTAACTATCAGTTCTCTGACAATAGTTCTATCGCCTAATGACTTGTCCGAAGTCAAGTATATGGATATTCTATGGTCAGTTTCGTATTTCATTTTTAGGTATGTATCGCTATTGGGTTGTCCATATAGGTATTTGACATATACTTTTGTAGAATCTTGTAATTCCATAGTATTACCAGCAATGTAAACGCAAAAATCACTTAATGGTTCACCTGTGGATATACATGATACTCTGATAGCAAAAGGAGCCCATTGGGAAGATGATGAACGGTATAGTAATACGCTACGTTTGCCTTCTGATTTTATCTTTGTTGTTGCAAACTTGGAATTACTTAATCCGTCTTTCTCAGGAGTTACAACTGGCATCAGTTCTCCCAC